GGTAAGAATATTGCTTGTATCTGTCGTAGCAGCCGTGTAGGCGACAACACCAGAGTCAAAGCTCGGAGACAAAGTGAGACTGCCAATGGTAAGAGCGCTTAGCGTCGGCGCAGGGAGTGAAGCGTCAATGTTGATGGTGTACTCGGATTTAAGAACGCCGTTCTTAATTTGCAATGTAAATACAAGAACATGCTGTCCTTTAGTCCAATTAATTACTTCTCTTAGTTCATCGACATCGACTTCTTCCCCGTCAAGCGTTGCCGAGATAACAATAGTATGCGGGTAGTTCAAGTCATCGCCGACATCTACCCAGATAGCAGCCCGATCGCTTGTAGCTATAAGATCATAAGTAAACACATGAGGATCAAATGCGGGGGCCAAGTCATCGTCAGAATCATGAATACTAAGATCCGCCAGCAATGGAGGATTCGTCTGACTATGATACAGTACCGCATGTATTGAAGTATTTGCTACATAACCTGCGCCGGCAACATATTTTTCGCTTACCACGCGCTCATCATTACCCAGATCCCAAGCCGTATCCCAACACGTTAACGGGGAGACCCAATCCCTTTTATAGAAAGTAACATTTTTACTTTCAATTAATACAGAACCTTTAATAAAAAGATCCTGAAGCTCTTTGTTGCTCACCGGCCGTGAACATTCGGAATCAAAATACAAGTAATTCAGTTGGTCCGATCCAAAATCGTTAGACTTAAAGTATAAAACATATTTTGATATGTCAACGTCATTAGCGGTCATATAGAGTTTATCGGGAATCCCATCCCGACCTTTTTCAATATACATAAAACCCTCCTAAGTCGCCCAATTAGCCCTCTATTTTCGGAATAATCTCGAGCTTCCAGTAAACAATAGCGGAATGCGGCATAGTCAAAGCGCCAGAGCACCGAGTCTCGATGAGGTACTTATACTGGTTGAAGTCGATGTCGAAGTCGTCGAACATGGCTACATTGCCGCCTTTATCGGCACCGAGAGCATAGTCGCCCATATTAACCGAAATTCCTATAAGGCGCTTCTGGATACCCGTAGCAGATTCAGTAGCCGGAGTGACCACCACAACCGTATTTTCCATTACCGGAACTTCAACAATCTCTTTCGCACGAAGTCCAGCGGCCAGGTCGTTTTCAGTATTATAAAGACGACGGCCCGTGCTGTCTTTTATCAGAAGCATATCGCCAGAGACGTCGGGGGTTGTGAAGAATGTCGGAACGCCGGTACCTTTATACTGCTTGCGACCAAGGATAATTTTGTCGATAAGCTGAGCAGTTGTGGCATCTGCAGCAATTTCAACCGGAACAGCATAAAGCGGATCATCCGTCGCAATAGGACGAACTTTGTCCTCTTTTATCTTATCGTCCGATGAGGGATCGCGGCCGTCGCTGACCAACTGTGCCCGAGCAATTTCCTCTTCGAGCATCATCCGCATCTCGGCGCGAAGCCAAACGACGACATCAAAATCGGTTATGTCAATAATGTCATCGCGATCCAGCTTCTGTTTCTTGTATATGGTCTGAGGATCGGTGGTTCTCTTAAGAAGGGTGATTACCTCTTCCTTTTTACGATTGCCGGTTATGTAACCACGCGCACGAGCCTCGTCGGCCGTTATGTCTGCAAGAAGGGTCTTAATGCGGGAGAAAGGCACATGCTTTGCTCCGCCGAAAACTTTGGAAACCCATTCAGTATCTCTTTTTATGAATGCCGGAGTCGAAGATAATGTTCTGTAATCCGGGAAGAGATAACCAATGTTCTCGATTCCATAGGGTTCGGGCGCGTCATCATGCTTTAAAGACTTCGCAGGCGCGTAACCCTCATAGGCTACATAAGCATCTGCAATGGTCTCATAGCCGTGAGCCAGGAATGCATTTTTTAAAGTGGACTGGGACTGACGAGCCTCCGTAAAGATAGTACGAAGTTCATCGCGAGTAAGGGCCCCCGACTTAGGAGCATCGGTGTTCCCTTTGTCAAAAACATTTTTCTTCATGCTTGATTCTCCTTCAATATTAGTATGTGTAACATTTGTGTCATCGTTCGCCTCGAGAGCATTTGATATAAGGGCATATACTACTGTTTTCTGTTTGTCCGTCAGTGTATCAAAAACGTCGCCGAGCGTTTCGTCTTCGGGTGTTTTTGCAGCAGCATGACTAACCGGTTTATCTTCAGTAACAGTAGTAGCAACAGGAGGAGTCTCGACCTTGTCGGGCTCAGGAAGTTCGACGGAATCATTTAAAAACGCTCCAGCACAAATAATAGCTTCGGTCTCATCCGTTGCGATTGACCCATCACTATGCTCAAATGCCAGATTGTCAATGTACGCCTCGGGATTGGCGCCGGCGATTACCAACGAAACTTCGCAAATAACCCCATGGATCACATTTTTGGATTTCTCGACCAATGAGTTTGCATAAATACTCAGTGCCGAAATATCTCCATGCTGAACCAAAGCCTTTGCCGTCTTCCCGGAATCCGTATCATTTAATGAGCAATACGCGTATACGCCATCTTTTCTGTTTTCAAGCGTTGCGTGCCCAAGAATATTCTTTGGATCCTTATGCATGTGCTGATAAACAAGCGGAACGGTTTTTCCGTCACTATCCTGGAATGCATCCTGGAGGATTGTTCGGCCATCCGAACATTTTAAACCGACTTTAGTAGCATACCCACTAAAATCAAACTTTTTATCTTTCATCTGTGTTCTCTCCTTCGTCTTTAATGGTAGACTGTTTCTTGGGTGTGTACTCCGGCATATTTCGATTCCCTAGCTCATCGGCTTGCTTCTCGGAGCTGGGTTTAATACCTATGACTTGCCTAAGTTCATTCGGTGTCAATATTGCATTCCGACTAAGCGCATCGGCTATCTCGGCCATTTCGGTAACCGGAGTTAACCGGAACATGTCACGGAAGCCCATAATTGTATGCCCTTGACTCCTGGCGGTCTTCGTCAAAAATTTGCGACGAAATTCTTCAATAATCACGGTAACGATAGGCTCAATCGTTCGGTCATAGTAATTCCGAAGGGCCTGCGCAGTTGCCTTACCAGTAAAAATATCTTCGGTTATCCCTAACTGGTTGTATAGCATTTGCGTTAAATATTGAACCTGCGCTAACAAGTTATTTTCGCTCGGCCGATTCAGCTGAGTGATTCTCTCAGTACCATCTGTATAGGCGATTCCATAACGAGAACCTTTTAACTGGCTCTCAATAGCTTTGCGCCGTTCCTCCGCCTGTTTTTGACGGGCCTCAGATTTGATAACATAAGGTAACTGAATAATCAAGTCTAGTTTGCCAGAGCTTGACTGCTCATCGACTGCGTCCAGCATATTCAGTTTCCTGATCAAACGCTGTAAAGTCGAATTTGGTTCATTCATTATTGCATACAATGGGTTTTCAATAATGGCGACCATTACTTTTGGAACAATTATCTGTTCACGGTGCCCTATTTGATCGTTGTATAATTCAACGCGGATATGGTTCGGATACCATTCCACAATTTTGCCAACACGCATTGAATCAATAGTATAGCTTCCGCTTAGTAACGGAGAAATATCAGTCTCAACAGGAACAACCGCGACACATCCCTCATCAAACATACTCATGCAAATATCTTGTATGAATACGCGTCCGGTCTGGTCCTTATTCGCTTCAACCGTCATCCGCTGATTTAAGGAATCATTAACTGTCTCAGAATAACGACCATTACCATCTATTTTGACATGATATATGTCAAAACTCGCAACATCGAGTGCCATTCGATTATATACGCTTGTAATGATTGAGCGTTCGTTTCCGCGGGAGAATCGAGGGTACATCGGAGACACACTAGACCCATATCCCAAGTCTTTGTATGAATACCCGTCAGTCTCATCTCGCGCCCGGAACGCACTCCAGGCGTGTTTTATTCGAGTTGTTAAAGTTTCAGCCATATTTATCCTCCACGCTCTCGCATAAGATTCTCTTGCTTATAAGCAACTTTACCAGTTTTGAATACTCCGCGTTTCAATTGGTCCATATCATAGCCGGCATCTGCAACAGCTGTATGGACGCCAATTTGTCCACGTTTCGCCACAAATCTGAGAACCCTGCCAGATGGCGCTTTATACTTATCTGAAACTTTTTCGTTCATTAAACTTGCCAATTTGTTATTGTACTGGAGAATCGTCTTAGATGAAATTTTTCCATTTGGCGTATACGACATATCCAATTGAGTTTGAATGAATTGATTCATATCTTTTGAAACTGTCTTTTGTACTTTGACCTTAACCTTTTCTCCTTTGGTTTCTGCCCAACGATTGTCTTTTTTATCAAGTCGAGCCTGACCTCTGGGAGTAAGACTTCCATCAGGATTTTGATACCGACGAATACCCCATTTTTGGCCTAAGATACCGAAATGTTGGAGGACGGTTTGATTCATAATATGCCCTCCTTATTCTTTTGGCTTATCTTTTAATGCGGCGATTAATTTATCTGTAAATATTTTTGAGACTCCAACCAATAAACCTTTTCCCGCCTCGGTAAGCCCTTGCTTTAAAATATCTTTTCCGATTTGTTTCACGAACGATTCACCAGTCTCGGTCTCTGCCTTGGTCAAATCCCGATAGGATTTTTCCAGCTGTAATCGCTCGTTCAAGCGTTTAAGTTCAGCATTGGATAAGCCTTTAGTCGCATTACCCCTAGATATTTGGGACTCCAGATGATCCTCTGAGGGGGTTGTTTCTTCCCGCTCTCGTTTTTTACCCTCCGAGGTCCGTGTTCCATCTTTATTTTGAAACCGACGGATCCCCCATTTCTGGCCTAAAATCCCGAAATGATAAAGTTGATTAATTGGTGTTTGCGTATCGATTTCAAAAGGCTTCTCGTATGTATCCCGCTCTCCAGAATTACGTTTCATGGTCCGAATAAGATCTTGGAGTTCTCTTTCGTTTCTGAGACGCTCCGCCATTTTGTATAATTCCTTCATAGATAGATCGGAAATTGCTTTTGATTTGTCTGGTTCCTGTTCTATCTGTGGGCCTGAAACCTCATTAGAATACTCGTCCCAATGCCGGATTAGTTTGTTTGCCATACTGGACCTCCTCTCATAGTTATTCAAACCCCCTGTTTCTTTAACCATTTCTTAGCTTTTTCTAATGCCGGTATATTTAAAGAAAGCTCATAAAGAGCGGCATTATACAATCGACCATCAATTTTTTCAATAGGGGATGAAGATATCTTTAAAGATGATTTATCGAGTGCTATTACACTTGGGCGTCTTACCTCCTTAGAAGAAGCATTCAGGGAATTAAAATCCAAAGCTACATTATAACCTTCTTTTTTATATGCCGATCCAATCTTCGCTGACATATCGCGATTAGTCGCTGCCTTAGTCATAACATCCTTCGCCATCTGAGATTTTTGTGCTGGAGTGAACGAATCGTAGGGCTTGCTTTTGACAAGATTCTGAAAATACTCATCATTTTGTATTCCAGCCTTGTTTGTTATATCTATGGCTTTATCAATAGATGGAATTTTTAAAGGCTTAGTGGCTTCAAGTTCAACGGCATATGTTTGTTTATTTGAAGCGTCTGTCATGGTTACAACATAATAACTATTTTCTGACGGCAACAATGAAGCATAAGTTCTCTCGCCAATTGGAACGCTGTAGTCATCTTCATAGACTCGATAAAGGTTAGTCCCCGAATCTAATGTTACGTCTTCTTTCTGAAGCTTATCATAAACATTTAGCATCGCTTTTTCGTTTTTTAAACGCTTTCCTAATGGGGTTAACGAACCATCTTTATTTTGATACTTTCGAACTCCCCATTGCATTCCGAGAACTCCATAATGTTTAAGCTCAGAATTTAATAAAATTGTTTGATTCAATTAATTCGACACCTCTCTCCTTTATTCAAAAGCCTCCTTATTTAATTTGTATGCAACATATGCATCTAATAACGCCGAAACTGCATCGATCTTTTCCTCCCGGTGTTTCTTCAGTAATTTGCGATTGCCATTTGTGTCTTCAATGGTAACGCAATTTCCCATAGTAAAAGAAAATAAAGATTGATCAAAACGTAAAAGACGTTCCTCTGACAGTTTTTTTATCTCGCCAAGTGGAACGGACTCCGTTTTAGCCCCCTGAATAACCTTCTCCAATCCATACTCACCGTTTTCTTTTTGCCATCTATTTACAAATTCCAGGGCATTATAAGGGTCGAAGCCAAAGCATCTGACATCATATCCAGAACCCTGGATGTAACGATCTAAGTCATCGTACACGGACATCATCTCCAATATGGCTCCATCCATGATCATTAGGGAACCTTCATTAATAAATTCGTCATACTTCTGCCTCATTGCCCCGGGAAGTTTCATTAGAGTTAATTCAGAAATATAGCAACGAGTCTTAATTCCGAAAGTATCTACGCCTAATGGGAAAAGAAATGTAAACGCACAGAAGTCATCCCCCTGAGACATATCCGCGCCTAATGCGCAAGGCAGACTCCAAAAGTCTTGACGCCTGTGGACCTGCGTTTCCTCATAAGTGAAGAAGTATGTATAACCTTCCATCGGCAGCCCGAATCGCTTGGCTAAAATATCGTTCCGAGTTGAAGGGGCATTCTCCGCCCTCTCGACGTCCAATTGATACGTCTCATATGACACGGTTTTTCCTAAATTAGGGTTTGCTTTGAGCCACCTATCAGGATTGCCAACTTCTTCTACTTTATCTAACCTATAGTACCAAATCGATACGTGGGGATTAATATATCTGCCATGCAAGATGTCTAACAATTCCATCTTCATTGTATCGCCAGCACTATTACGAATTGTTCCTTCAGAACTCGTACAAAGAATTAAGTAATCATCAACCTTCGATGCGCCCTGCTCGAGAGAGCCGACAACATCCTCGCGAATATCACCACTAAGCCATTCATCGACCGTCGAGATTTTTGGTCGCAGACCCTGAAGCTTGTCAATCGTCATAGGACGAACTTCAAGCAAAGACCCAGTTAAAAAATTCTCGATTCCTTTTTTGGTGGAGGCTAATTTGACACGATTTGTTCTGCTGCCCGTTGTATTAAATATGGAGCCCTCTGTTAAAAATTGTATTAATGGACCCCGTGCCCTCGTAATTGATGTCCTAATTGGAGACATCACTTCGTCGGCCTGACGCATTGTCGGAGCGGTAGTAATTTGGTGGGTAGTGCTGGTATCAACATTTAAGAAATAGTTTTGAATACAACTATCGTACATAGATTTGGCCGAACCACGAGCTATTATAAGATACTGTTTGTTGATCAAGCGCTTTTTAACCATTTTGTTTTCATAACGACTTGGATTATCTTCAGTCTTAGGGATAAAGATTGAACGCTCGATAAAATAATACCACCCAAAAATTTGCTCGGCCCATATCTTAAAAGAATCAAGCAAATGCAAATCGGAGCCATCGGTCAATGTTAACTCGTTCTCACAATATTTAACAAATCCCTCAACGGCATCCTCATCATAGAACACTCCCGGATTTCGGATAAGCTCGTCAATACGATTCATTTCTAATGATATGTATTCATTAACAGGAATTTGCCCTCTCAACACGGCTTCACGAAATTGGCCATAATACCGTGGAGTGGCCGTGTTAGATAATGCCAAGGCTTACACCTCCTGAGGATTATGCTGGACTTCTAACCGCCAATCGTACTCTTTGATTTGCTCCTCAATTGATTTAACAAGAAAAGAATTCTGGGGAGGATCAAAGAGAAGTCGAAGCCGTAAATAAACGACATTCTTTATGAGCTCCAAATCTTGGCGCTCTCCAATAAAATCTTCCCATGTCTCAGTGTTACCCGTAATACTAAAACCAGCGGCTGGGCCAATACCCAGTTGGGTTAGAATCATCAGGACACCGTTGGTATGCATAATTAATTCTTGATCAAAGTTGAAATCACAGTCACTCAGTCCAATACCGAGCATCTGCTTAACAGAATCTAATATACTAGTCATAGCGAATTCCTCTTACCATAGCCGTGTGTCCCCCTTTGTCCGTTCAACTGGCAAACGGAAAATATTTGATTCATTCCCAAAGTGTATAGCATTGTGAGTATCCAAAGATGTACAAATCAAAAATTCAGGATCTAATACATCGCCATTGCCTTGCTCGAGATCCTCGACCGCAATTGGATTCATGTGATGAACTCGAACGTAGCCGTAAATATCCCTCCCGGCAATTCCGAGATCGCAAGACTGATCGCGAACTATCACATGATTACGAATTATCTTCCATTGTCGGCTAGTGTAGAAATTTTGATTAATGTATCGGTCGAAACCGAATGTAGCGATCCCAATCTGTTTATTAAGTTGCAGATAACGGAATCGTTCTTCAAAAGTTTTGATCTGATTCAGCTCCGAGTAAGTTCTAATCGTCATCTTCGTCTTCCTTCTCTGAACCAGAATATGATCTCATTGCGGCGAGAGCATTTGCGTAAAGTTCTTCAACCCGCTTCTGAGATTTTAAGGCTTCTGTCTTTGCGGTGATTAAATCTTTCTGGCGTTCAAGGATTTCGCGCTTAATATGATCCTCGGTGGAACCTCTTTTTACAAATTCAGTAATCAATTGTGAGGAGGCCGTTCCATCTCGGAGTTTTCTTTCAGCTAAATCGGTTGCTAATCGAATTAATTGGTTCTCTCTTGCTTCCGGGGTGCGAGCAGGAGGTAACTTTTTGTTCGTATCCTTACGCTTTGGTATATCTTGTGGCATACTTGTGACCTCCTTTATATGGACTTTTGGGCCTCCACTTTTTAACCGGTTGAAGAAAAAGGAGACTGAAGATGCTCACCAACACCCTCTGTACCGAGACAAAACTTCAACCGATTAGAAAGCGAAGGCCCAAATATCACCCCCGGAGAATTTTTAAGGGCCCTGTCGATTTAAGGGGAGGGGTAATATTTTCATCCATCCCCCCCGGTCTCCAGACTTTCGACTGAAACTTTTTTATAAATTCCTAAAATATTTAGTTCAATAATTTCATTGATCGCGTTCTCAACGGCCTTTGCATAATCCGCAACAGATAAATCATCTGAAGTTATAGCAATCCGAGCCAGATACTCACACGTGAAGTACTTATGATCGGTGTCAAAACGCAGCCAATCATCCCACTGGGTGAATGGGTCGAATGGGTTATCAATCGTAGTTAGCATACAAATTTTTATTTTAATCACCTCATTCCCCTATCTATTTTGTTTAACCCTCCCCTTATCTATTTGCTTAACGCCTGGGAGATAAGAGACGTAGAAACACCCAGCATATCGGCAATCTCAGCCAACGATCGCCCTTGTTGTTGATAGATGCGGGCGCGTGCAAGTTTACTGGGAGACAAAGAAGACTGTGCTCTCGGAGTTGCTAAATCCTGAATAGCTTTCAAGTCTGCATTATTTAAAATTTGAGATAATAAAGAATTACTAATTGCACCAGCACTGATCGCTTCCCATTCGTTAGCAGTAATCTGAATTCGTTGCTTTGATGCTCCAACACGAGTTCGCATGTCAGCCAACACTTGTCCTTTTAACTTTTTAATTTGCGATCTTTCCATATTAGGATTTGCAGCTTTCTTTGTTTCAACAATTTTATTTCCAGCTAAGTGCACCTGACGTTCGAGGGGGGCATTAGATTGCGCCACCCGGAGCTTACTTTTTAACGAGGCTACTTCAGAAGAATATGTCTGCTTCGCTGATGAAGAATAAGAAGTCATTTTGATATTGGCGCTTTCCTTACGGGCTTGATTACCCAGGGCCTTCATATCATTGGCGTAGTTTGCATACACCAGTTCAATGGTAGCGGGGTTTTTACTGAGTAATGTACGGGCATCTTCTGTTTCATACATCTTTGTTGATTTAATCTGGGACTTAATAAACTTACCTTGGGCATTTACATATCCCTCACCTGTTGAAACCCATACCTTTTTACCAGTAGTGGTGTCAACAGAGTAGGCCCCCTTTCGAATCAGGGGGGAGTCACCAGTTTGTTCTTTGGTGAGGGCTTTTCGTTTATCGACACGTTGTTCCGAAGATGCTCTCGAAACTAATGTTGAAGCTCCTCTTGGATTAGAAACAGTTCCTCCTTGATAGGTGGCCTTTAATTCTGCAATGCCGTTGTCAATATAGGATTGGGTATAGTTTAATTCATGCTTCTCGGCATCAATTACAACCATGGAATGCTTAACCGCCCGAGCAATGTCATCGGGTGGTGCTCCCTTAATTGTCATGTCCGTAATTAAATTAGATACTTTGCCCATTTCCTGTTGCTTAACCACGTTAGTAATGACGGGCATGCCTGGATACTTAGGATACGCTTTCTTGGGATCGAAGTCCTTTAATGCTACCAATGGGGAATCAACTTTGATTAACTTAGGATTATAGGGGATAGCAATAACCGTATCCCCATCAAAGTCGGCGCCGGATAGCACCTCTGCAGTATGTGGGGTAATACCAATAGCATCTGATGCCGTTCCTAATATTGATTTACCTTCTTTATTCCGAGTATTATTAGTAACAACCGGTAGCTCAAATGTTCCCGCATGCGGATGCCGGATCAGTACGAGCTTCTCGCCATCACGATACCTTGATGAATAACATTCATCCTCTTTCAAAGAGGTAATAGGTATAATTACATTGGACGTTTGACGAGGCATAGCGGCAGCTTTTAAATGGACCGCCTTTGAATCACAATCATCGGCAAAAGAATCAAGAAGCCGTTGTTTAACAACGGGTTGGGTAATCTTTTGATACTGATCAAACGTTTCCTTTTGGTCTAAGTACGACAAAGTCAATTGTTGCTTCGCTAATTCGGGGGATTGCTTTGAAAGAAACTGGCTTGATAAAGTCTTGCTCCATGTTTCCCAGCTTCCCTCAACTCCCGAATCTTGTTTCCCTGCAAACCCTACAATATTTAAAGCTGATTGCTTTTCCGTGCCATCCCGGTCTGTGTATGTAGTTTGACGGATTGTGGCACCGAACTCATTTATCTTCTGTTTGCCTTCTTTATCCAAATAAATCGCGCCTCCCTCATTATCTTCAACAGTTACATTCATCTTCTTCATAGCACCTAGTTTGCCAACAGATGAATTTTTATTAGTATTGTAAATAATGTCAACCCCATCAGGCATGTCGTCTGAGTAAATAGCCATACCTTTCAGATAATGAGTGCCATCCACAGCAACTCGAACTTGGGCGTAATGTTTATCTTGCGGTAATGCAATGTCCGCCACTCCCCTACGAATCTGAACGACACCATCCATAGAAGAGCCAGAAGGCTTATCATCATCGAACCGAACCTTAATTCTTTTTGAATCAACAGAAATGGGAGGCTTAACTGACTTATAGGTTACGCCACCATCCGAAGACCAATCGCTAATCATACGAATGTCACCCGAATTCTTCGTCGCATGCAAATAGGCAGCGGAAACAGTTCTTTCCTCATCTGTTTTTGTGGCCCATTTTTCGGGGTACTGCTCTTTATATGCGCTTCGGGCAGTAGTTAGTGTATCGGGAGACATTAAAACACGAACGGTTGTCTTACCTGAAGTTCCTAGCTGCGGTGTTTGAATATTTGTGACCACATATCCTTCCGATTCAAGTTCGGCAATGGATACATCTAATTTTGATTTGGTCACACCAAGAAGCTGAAGATTGGATCCGGTACCAACGTCGATCATGCCTTTTTTATTTGCTTGCTCTTTAAGCATGTTCTTAGTGGCTTCGTTTACTTTGTGCCGGTCTTCTGTTTCGGGCATCAGAATCTTTTTTACTGTATTTGGAGAAACGCCAATCCTTTGCGCAATAGCGGAATCAGAATAACCCTTCGCCTTGAGCCTCACCGCCATTGCCGACTGGGCGCCATAAACGGCTTCTGATTCGGTATGAATGCGAGCCCTTAACTGAGTTGTATTCATAGCAAATGACTCGGCTATTTGCTTTTCAGACAACCCTTGTTTTTTTAATTCCGATACTTGCTGCCCAAAAGTTTTTGACCTTTGAGGCTCATCTCCAGACCCCCAAGGATATCGGCCACTGTGCCGTTTTGTACCATAATGCATCAAAAATGCCATTCTAAAATCCTCCTTAATCTTAATTAAGAGGTAGCTTGCTCGATTCGCTTATCAAAATCTTTAATTTTTTGCATAATATACAAAATCTCCTCGGCATCAGGATTCCAACACAAAATTTCATCGTTCTGATAAAGACGAAGCTCAATATCTAACTCATTTGGGGAACACCGGTATTCCAAACAAAATATAGCGGCATAAATTTCCAGTTGCTTTGCTGATGCTGGAGTTGCTCCCGTTTTCAAATCAAAGATTTTTAGCTTATTATCTTTGAACAAAATTGCGTCGCAAGTCCCAAAACAATTAACTGAATAAAATAATGTAACTTCCGGATCCATCCTAAAACCAATGCAATCATTAATATACATGTTATAGGTTTTCTTTGGGGTTGATGGAAGTTTTATTCTATTCTTTATGAGCCTCGAAGCAAGCTCGTGTAGTTCGGTTCCCCTTTGTGCGGCTTGCCATGAACTATAGACTTCGTCTAATTTTTGTTCATCATAGCGAACCCAATGATATTTAGAAGGACTAAGAAAAGCATGTCGGCCATCCAAATTCAAATGATTATTCCATTTCACACATTGTATCTCCTTTCAAGCTCCTCCATAATTTCCTCCTTATTTTCCGGAAATATAAAAGTCGCATTGTTTTTTAAATCTGACTCATTAACATAATATTCCTGATTTGGCCGATGAGAGGCTTTAGAATTTCTTTTACATTCTAACAGCATGTATTGACCATTTGGAAAATACACAGTCACATCGGGGAAGCCTTGAATATAGGTGGGGTCATTAATAACAACTTCTGTTCCTGGAAATCTATCTCGAATTTCTTTATAGAGCTTCGTTTTAAATTCAGATTCTTTTTGCATATTCAGCCTCCGATCATAAAATAAAAATAAAGAAAAAGATAAGAACTGCTAATACCCATATTAATCCGGGAATCGAACCCGGAGTCAGCTCCTACCTTCTCATTATAGGCCATGTTTTTTCTGCGAATTCATTAATTAACAAATAGGGTTTCGTTGAAGTTTTGTTTAACATTTAAAGATTTTCGAATCGCGTTATCAATTGAACTGCAGGATAATAAATGAAAATAATATAGATGCGTGAACGGAGTATTCATTCTATCAATTCTTCCGGCTGCTTGAATCATTTGCTTGTATGAATATGTCTGCGAATAAAATATAATGGTATCTGTTGTTATTGCATTCCATGCCTCACTTGCAGCAGTGTATTGGCAAATATAAACCCATTGTTTTCCT